GCTGCCAGTGCAATCACAACCACAAAAATTAGTAATGATGCCATTACAACTGCAAAAATAGCTGCAAATCAAGTTACAGCAAGTCAAATAGCTGCAGGAACAATCACAGCTTCACAAATATCTGCTAACACAATAACTGCATCTCAAATGGCAGCTAATTCTGTTACAGCAACTGAAATTAATGTCACTACTCTTTCAGCTATATCTGCGAATATGGGTTCTATTACAGCAGGAAGCATGAACATAGGTTCAGGTGCTTTTACTGTATCTTCAGCAGGTGTTATGACTGCTACAGGTGCTACTGTTTCAGGTGCAATTACAGCTACCAGTGGTTCGTTCACTGGCTCATTAACATCTACATCAGGAACTATTGGCGGATTCACTTTAGGTTCTACATCTTTGACAGCAGGTAGTGGTAATACTAGGGTTTCTTTAAGTACAGCAGATGGTATACATCTTGGTAATAATACATTTGGTTCTGCTCCTTTTAGAGTAGATAGAGCAGGTGCATTGACCGCTACTAATGCCACAATTACAGGTGAAGTAAATGCAACCAGTGGCACATTTAATGGTTCTATATCAATTGGTTCAAGTAATAGTATTTTTAAAGCAGACAGTAATGGTATATATCTAGGTAATGCCACTTTCGGTTCAGCACCTTTTAGGGTTACACAAGGTGGTGCTTTAACTGCAACAAATGCAACTATTTCAGGTTCAATCACAGCAACGTCTTTAAATGTAACTGGTGCTACTGTAACAGGTACTTTAGATGCATCTGTTATTACATTAAATGGTGACCCTTTATCAGGTGTGTTTAATGTTTCAGGTAGCGGTTCAAGTAAAGTTTTAGCTATTGGTCCTGATTCAAAAAATCGTTTATCAGTTGATGGTGTGCAGTTAATATATGATGCTTATAATCAAGTGCAAAATCAAGGTAAAAGAGCATTAAAATTTGATGAAGGTGCAGCAAATTTTTATCCAACTACTGATATTCCATCAAATCAACCCACAATTATATATCCAGGCAATTTTACAGATTCTAGTGACCCAGGTGGTATAGCAGCTTTTAAATTAACACTTGGAACTAGCACAGGTGCAAGAAACACAAGTGATACTGTAAGTCGTTTGTATGTGAGTGGTAGTGGAAGATTTACAACATCTTTAGGAATAGGTACAGCTCCTTCAGGTACAACAGGTGAAATTAGAGCCACAAATAACATTACAGCATTTTATTCAGATGAAAGATTAAAAGACTTCAAAGGCAAAATAAAAAATCCAATTGATAAAATTATGAATTTGAATGGATATTATTTTAAAGAAAATCAAGTAGCTAAAGATTTAGGTTATAGCAATGAAAGGTTACAAGTAGGATTAAATGCACAAGAGGTTGAAAAAGTTTTACCTGAAATTGTTACGGAAGCTCCAATTGATTCTAAATATAAAACTATTTGGTATGAAAAATTAATACCTTTACTTGTTGAAGGAATGAAAGAACAACAAAAAACAATAGATATGTTAAAGGAGCAGATTAATGACATTAGCAAGTAGTGGCGAAATGTCTATTGGTGGAACAACTGCTAATAG